AGATTGACTTTAAATCTGATCCAGAGTTTTTTTAATACACTCATAGATCCTCCTTGATTAAAAGTTTATTAGATTGACTATAATATACTATTTATCTTCTATTTTATAGAACATTTTGTCCGTATCTTCCGTAACCCAATTTTTATTTTCCACATTCCATTCCGTAGTTTGGACTTTATAATCTGGGACATCAGAATTAACGGTGAAATTACTAATATTCCAAAGTATCCTATTATTAGGCTGGATTGCAAAGTTACCGTTATCAAGTGCAAGCACGTGGCCACACTTGTGTTCGTGAGGAATTTCACTATGTTCCACGTCCAAGATATTGGTTTCAGGATGACCCCAATCAATAGTAAAAAGGTACTCACCAAAATATTCTTTTTTATCTTTTCCGAAATATTTACCTCGTTGTGATTCTAAAAAATTAAAGCTATGCACACTAGGATAATAGCTGAAACTGTTCCACAGTTGAAGCTTGTCCGTTGACATATCAGGCACATTGGCACGGTCATGCGATTTTTGGAAAAACGCACTGATAGGCAATCGAAAAAAGACTGCACCGTTTGGTAACATGATGTGAAACAATGTTGCGGCTCCTGCCATACTTGTAAGGCCAAAGACCACACACTCTTCACTTTCTCCATGATTTTTTGTAAAGTCATAAAGATACTCCTTCCGTACTTGACAATAAATGGGTGGTATATCTGCGTTTAAATATGCCATTACTTAATATCGCCCCAATTATCTCCTTGTTCATAATCCACTTTGTTTGGAACTTTTAACTCTACTGCTGACTCCATTATCTCAATAATTTTTTCTGCTTTTTCTGGAGATTCAACAGAGATATCCACTTCATCGTGAATTTGTATGTGTGGTATTATACCATTTTCATATAAAGCTACCATACTTTTTTTAGTCATATCTGCTGCACTTCCTTGTATTAATTTATTTAATGCTTTGTAAGTAAACGCACGTTTTAATGGTTCATCATATTCTTTTCGTGCTAACTCCAAAGGTAAAGGTTTAAATACACCAAACTGTACCGGTTGCCAAAGATCGAAATGACACGCGCGACCAAGTAAAGTTCTAATTTTACCTCTATCATTTGCTTTACGAGATACATTATCCATAAGTTGTTTTACGAATGGAGCTTTAGTGTGATATTGTCTTATTAATTTTTCAGCAGACTCTTTCATTAATCCTAACTCTGCCATCAATTTATTTTTACCCATGCCATACATCAAACCTAAATTAATTGTTTTAGCTTGCTTTCTTTTTATGCCTGCCATGTCGGCCACGACTTGGTGGAAATCCGCGTCTCCGGCCTTGTATGCGTCTACAATTTCATCAACTCCCTCTAAATTTTGCAGTTTTGCGTAATGCACTAAAATTCTAGGTTCTTGTTGTGAGTAGTCAAACGATCCCCATTTGTGTTTTTCTTCTGGAATAAATATAGATCTAATCATTGGACCAAGTTCAGGATGTCTTGCAGGAATTTGTTGTAAATTTGGATTGCTCATAGAAAATCTTCCTGTAACTGTACCACCTTGATCTGATCTAATTTGATTTATGTCTGCATGTATTCTTCCGTTGATTGCATGCTTTGTTATTGAATCTATAAAAGTTGTATGTGCTTTGTTTATTTCTCTTGCATCTGCAATAGATCTACCCAATTCATGTGGGTGATTTTGTAAAAAGTTTTTTGTAAAGCTTGGTTCTTTACTTTTTTCTGTTCTGTCGTATGGTAATCCTAATTTGTCGAATGCTTTTGCAATACTTCTTGCTGCATGTATTTCTACTTCAATTCCTGTTAAACCTTTGATTTTATTAATAATTTTGTTCTCTCGTTCTATAAGATTTTTTTTCAAATTCGCTGCATGTTCTAAATCTACACGCACGCCTTTAAATCTCATGTCAACTAAACAAGGAAATAATTTTGTTTCCAAATTAAATACATCCCACAATTCTTCTTGATACAATTGTGTTTCTAATTTTTCCCACAACTTTAATGTTGCCTCTGCATCTCGCTCTGCATATTGTCCAACAAACAACGCAGGCAACCTCCACAAATCTTTTTTAGGATCTAGTCCATAATCTTTTGCTGCTTCTATTAAAATTTTTTCATCTTTACCAATACCAACATAATGTTTTGCTAATGTATTTAATTGATAAGACAGTCTGTTTTCGTCAATTAGACTGGCTGCAATCATTGTGTCAACAATGTGGCCTTTTATTGACAAACCTTCTTTACGTAACCAACACACATCATACATTGCATTGTGAAATATAAAGGTAGTATCAACTTGATTTAATACATCTTGAAGCCACGAAAATACGAGTTTTCTGTCCATATTTCCACCTTGCTCATGATGCACCGGAAAATACCCTGACCAGCCTTCTACGGCCACCGCAATGCCAGCAATGTGCCCTTCTCCAGCCACATTACCAGACCCTAAATCTTTTAAATTAGGATCATTAGTCTCTAAGTCTATTGCTATTTTTTTACAACCTTTTAAATCTTTTAATTCTTCTGGCATTACCCATTCCGTTTCAGGACTAAACAACGGAATTTGTGTGCTTCTCACGAGTAATCCCTTTCAAGAATCATTTCTAAATAATGAATTGCCTTCTTCACATCTTCCTCTTTTCCTTTTATCGCGTGACGACAAATGTACTTTATAGCATTTCCTTCCGCAAACAAGAGTTTATTTTCATTAATAAATTCTGCTGGCTGTATCTTCATATTGCGGTAATGTTTTCCACCTACCTGCTCTTCTAAAGATTTATAATTTGTTCCTTTAAACATATCTTTGTGTGTCATATTATATAAGCTCGATCAAAACTTTTCGGATCTAACACATGCAATTCACGCTTCGCTCTCGTCGCTCCAGTATAAAATAATCTATGTAATTCATCTGGATCATGACTAAATGTTTCTAACGCTGCATTAGTTAGGTCCTGCATAAGTAAAACTTTGTCAGCTTCACCTCCTTTCGCTCCGTGTATTGTTGACATTATTATACGAGGATTTTTATTTAGTGTTTCACCATTCGCCCTCATATTACGAATGTAATTTTCTGTAATAGGATCTAGTCCTTCAAATGCTTCATACCAAACTGATGATACAAATAATCCATGATCTTTTTTACATTCTTTTAATGTGTATTTACTTTCAGCATGTAATGTTTTGCCTTTTTGAAATCCAGGTAAAACGTTCGTACCTAAATATTCATAAACATTTTTAATTTCTAAAGTATTAAGATAGTTACCTTTACGCCAAGATTCCCAATTATTAATTGCTAATAATAATTTTAAAGGTATAGAATTAACGCCTTTGTATTGATAGTACCAACCTCTTAGTTCACACACTTCTTTTACATTGTTTAAGAAATGATTAGCTGATGATAGTATTAACCAATTACCTTCCGACATATCAACTTGTGTTATGTCAGAATATCTTTTTAATATACCAACTTCAGCTCTCGGTTTGTATTGTTTGTCAAATCTGTTTTGTACTTTGTTAATAATTTTTTGTGATAATTCGTGTATGGGTCCTCCAGGTATACGATAAGATTGATCTAATGTTTGTATGTCGTCAACTTCTTCTTTTAGTGCAATAAAATGATCAACATCTGCACCTGCCCATTTAAATATAGCTTGGTCATCATCACCTGCTATGTAAGTTTTTTCTGCACGATTCCATATCTTTCTTACCATGTCCCATTGTAACAAAGACAAGTCTTGTGCTTCATCAATAAACAAAACCTCAAACTTATTGTGAGATTCTTTATCGATAAATTCTTCTAATAAATCTGTAAAATCTTTCAAACCTTTTTCTTTTTTATATTTTTTTAACTCTTCAGCTAATAGATACAATGTATTTCTTTCTATGTCTAATATGTTTTGTCTAGAGTCATAATACTCTAATAAATCCATACGTTTTACACGAGCTGTATTTATAATTGTAAGATACTCATTGTCAGAATTAAATGTACCATCTTCTGTAGAATATTTTGCAGTCTTAATTGGAATGCCACATTTTTGTCCAAATTCTTTGTAGTCCTCATGACCCATCATTTTTTCTTTAGTCATGCCTAATTGATTAAATGCGTATGAATGTAAAGTTCTAAAAAAAGGTAGATCGTTGTCTATGTCTAATCCAAATTTTTCAGATGCACGTGTGGCTGCCTCTGTTGCAGCTTTTTTTGTAAACGAAAAATATCCAATTTGTTTAGGCCTTATCCCATTTTGTATAAATTCGTCGACTAAGTTTAACAACGTTGT